CTTCGTTGTCTCCCACCAAGTTTGGCAAATTCTTCCACAAGGCTTCCAAGGACGCATCTACTGTTTTCTTCAAATTAAAGCCCCAATAATAATTGCTCTCTTGATATCTATGAACAATTTCGTGAGGATACAATACACTTGCATTGATCTTTGCTTCACCTTTGTTCACCTGATTGATGAAAGCTTCATAGCGCTCACCATCGTGACGCTTAAATGCTTCCTTATAATTCAAGGATGCTTTGGAAGGAACAGCGCTGTAATCAATCTGGTCGAATTGATTTGCAGACATCTTCACTTCCGTGACATCAATATACTTTCTCAACTTAGCTAATAGCTTACGATATTGAGCAGGAGTTAATCCTAATTCTTTACAAGTCAACAAAGCAAGTGCTCTGCTTTCTTTAGAAGAAGTATTAACACTCTTCAACCATTTAGCCAATAAGGATACGGACTTACCTTCTTGTTCAGCTTTAATATCCTTAGTAAGTTGTTCTTTAATGAAAGCCATAACTTCTTTCTTATAACCTAAATTGATGAATTCGAAAATATCATCATATCTGCCATAAGTAGGAACGAGACGAATCAACCCTGCAATGTTCTTAATCTTGTTACAAACAGTTTTCAAACAAACCTTAAATAATCTTCTTTCACCAAGACCTTCACGAGCATCTCTGGCATAGAACAACCACAAAGTTGCAACTATAGGGTCTTCAAGAAAAGCTTCGGTAAACTTGGTAACTACTTGTTGGTCAGATAAACCTCTCAAAGAAGGAACTTGGAAGTTCAAATCCAATATTTTCTTTCCGGTTGTGGAATATCCAATAGCACCGTTTTCAGTGATAGAAATGTTGCTCTTGCTATTAGTTAATACGTTGTTTAATGCGTTAATAAAATTCATATTATAATCCTCCATTTTATATTACTTTCTTATAATCTTTTTTAGCTTTTTGATATTCTATATTATCGTATGATGTTTTTTCTCTAAGAAGCATTTTGCTAATTTCTTTTAAGATGTATTCAACACAACAACTGTTAACACATTTTACAAGTATTCTAGCAAATGTTCTTATAATAACGAATTCATCTACATATATATTATCTCCATAAGGAAATTCATATGCCTCGTAGTCAATACCTTCCACACCATCTATAGATTCTAAAGCGGGTGAAAGTTTTTGAATAAACTCTTTCTTTTCTTTTAGTTGTTCTAAGTTATACATATATGCTACCTCCAACTTTCTATAACTTATTATATAATAGAATCAAATATATTTCAAGTACTTTTTAGTTGATAACTCCACTAAATCCTTCTTCATAAACTTTTCCTATCATTATGTCAGTCACTTCTTCAAAGTTAATATTCAAAAAGAATTTTGCATACTCTAATGCCTCATCATCTTGACAAGCATTAACCTTTAAGTAACAAGTTTCATTTCCCAATTTATACTCTATACAATAACCTCTCAAAGGAAGTTTTTCTTTGAATCCCATCTTATTCTCCTTATATAAAATAAAAGACAAGTCCCGAAGTAAGTTATTTGAGGAGGTAGCAAATAATTTATATTCTTAGCAGAACTTGTCTTGATGGAGCTCCCACCCAGACTTGAACTGGGAACAGAAGATTACAAATCTACCGTTTTACCGATTAAACTAAAGGAGCAATTGCGTCTTGAATTCTTTTATAAATTGAGTTCCAATCTAGTTCCTCTTTATTTAATACAATTATTTTTATCGCATTTTCTTTTTCCACCTGAATAATTTTGTCAATATCTTTATAACCAAGAGATGGATTTACGTTGTTAATTAAAAAATCGTTCTTTGGGTCCAAATAAACGTTATACTCTGGCAGGTAGAAGTCCGGGGTATAATAGTGAAGAATTCCTTCAAGATGATATGAAAATCTGCTTGGCCTCTCCCAAACTATTTTATTCAAATCTAATTCTTCTGCAACCTTAACTTCATAAGAAGAATCTAATTTTATTCCATTGTAGTAAATTCCTCTACGCATATGGAATCCACCTAACCCATTTTTTAG